TAAATAGCGCAGTTGTTTGGCTTGTTCCGCCGCTTGACGTGTTGCAGCGGCTTCTGGGGCCAAGGCCTCAAGCCCTGCTTTTGCGGGGCCGGTAAGGCGTTGTGTGTCCGCAATCTGTTTGAGACGCGCCGCTTCCGCAATCGCTTCTTCGGTAGGCGCTAAAGCTTTAGAAGCAATACCCACACCTTTACCTACCGTGGAAACAGGGCTAGCCCAACCACCCAAAGCGTTGGCCGTATTTTCGACGTTGCTTGCAACGCCTTCCAATGAAGAAGGACTTTGGTAGTAATTTTTAATTGAGTCCCACATGCCATAATTTTTTACAGGCGTAGTAGCGGGTAGCTTTTTAAGCGACTCAACTTGTTCAGGCGTAAGCGCGGTGGGCACATCGTTGTCTTTTTTGAATCCAGTTGTGCTAGGAGCTGTTTGTGCCGTAGGCGTGCTTGGAACTTCCGCAGCTTGAGCGGTGCTGCCGGGCATGATTTTGTTCAAATACTGCGCGGTTTCTTTGGGCAAACTTGTGCGGTTCAGCGTGCCGTCGTTTTTGGCCAAGTGTTTGTTGACATGGCCTTGACCCCAGTTGTATGCGGCCAAAGCTTTTTCGTAGTCGCCGCCGTACTGGCTGCGCAGTTTGTTGAGATATTTGAAGCCGCCTTCCAGACTCTTTTCGGGATCATAACGGTCTTCGGGACTCATCCCCATTTCTTTGGCCGTATCAGGCATGAGTTGCGTCAAACCAGCGGCTCCTGCTTTGGATTCGGCTTTAGGGTTAAATTGCGATTCTTGACGCACCATCCGCATAGCGATGTTGGGGTCAATGCCGTATTTTTTGGCTTTGGCCAAGACCATTTCGGCCATATCACGGCTGAGACCACCTTCGTCAAAATGCTCCACAATCCCGCCACCCTTCATGCCTTCCAAGTTTTTGGCCGACAACGCGCCAATGCCCTGTTCTTCGGGCAGTTTGGTTTGAGGCTGTTGAGGTTGCGCTTGTTGCGGCATCCCTGCGGGAGCGCCCATTGGGGCGTAAGGCATCTGCGGCATAGCGCTTTGCGCCATTTGGCCAACGTCTTGTTGCACCACGGTAGGCGGCTTTTGTCCGGCCATCGCTGCTTGCGATTGGCTGCGCATTTGCTGGCGTGTTTGGCTCTCTTGAAACGCCAAGGGGAACACATAAGGGTCGTTCTGGTGCATCTGCGCGTACTGCGCCAGTTGCTGGTCGGACATGCCGCGCAAATCGGCAATGATATTTTGTGGAGCGATTGTCATGGGTATCCTTACATTTTCGACAAAGCCAAAGCGCCCAAACCGCCGGGACGCCTGTCTTTAACTTTGCCGCCCTTTTTCATCTTGTTCAGTGCATATGCGGTGGTGCCCAGCCCTGCCACTTGGGACAACAAGCTTGGGTTGCTGTAGACGTTCTGCGTTGTGGAACTCATAGGTAGCCCACTCAACATATTTTGCATGTAGCTCAACTGCTGGTATGGGTACTGCAGTTGGTTTTGAAAGTCTTGGTACTGCTGGTTGAGCACGTTTTGTTGCTGCTGCTGTTGCTGCCCACCCATCGCCGCTTGCTGGTTGATGATGTTTTGTTGAGCGCCCAAGTTCTGGCCAGCGATGTTGGCCGAGGTAGCGCCGGCATTGGCCGCGTTGTTGTAGCCTGCTTGTTGCGCACCAATACCCGCCAAGCCTGCTTGCGCACCTTGAATGCCCAAATTCGCCGCATTTTGCATGTTGGTTTGAGCGGTGTTGTAAGCGGTGTTGTAAGCGTTGCTGACAAGCTGGTTGGTAGCCAAGTCTTGGTTTTGTTGGTTCAAACCTTGCATCACCGCTTGCCGTCCGCCACCAAAAGCGCCTTGCTGTGTGGCTTGTCCTTGGTTCATGGCTTGTTGTTGGCCGTACTGCTGATTGAGCAGTTGCAACTGCGGCTGCAAAGAATTTTGCAAGTAAGGATTCATGAACGCGGCAACAGCGTTGGGGTTGGTGGCGTTTTGGCCGTAGCTCATACCCGCTTGTGCACCCATGTTGCCGTACATTCCGGCCATGCCTGTGGTTTGCAAATTACCAATGCCGCCCATTGCAGCCAAATTAGAACCTGTTTGATAGCCGCCGGGGGTTTGCAAATCCGAAGCCGAGTTAAACGCTTGGTTCTGTAACCCTGTGAAATCTGCTGTGCGTTGACCGCCGTAGGCTTGGTAAGGTTGAGACGTAACCGCTTGTGCTTGGCCAAGCATGTTTTGCACATAGGGCGCAGCGTAAGCGCTGATGCCGTTGTAACTGGTTTGAGTTTGGGTTGGGCTGGCTTGTTGTTGTTGACCGCCACCAAAGATTCCGCTCATAATTTAATCTCCATCAAAACGGCTTTTTCTTCAAGCCCAACTCGTCTGTACAAACGTGCCGCAGCTTCACGCGCTAGCACTTGAATTTGGGTTGCACCCATGTTGCGTGCAATATTTTTCACTTGGTCAAAAGCCTCTTGGCTAGCCAAACCTGTGCCTGCCGCAGACACAATACACGCTGTGCGTGCGCCGGGTCCGTTGCTAAATCCCAGAATGTAGGCTCCACAAATTTTTTCGTCTTCCATTGCCACAAGCAAAACAAAAGCGCCTGTGCTCAGAAAAGCTTCGGCGTGCTCCACGGTGCAGCTATCAGTGTGTGACAGTCCCCGAGCAATGAATGCCCGAACTTGCGGCAGCACTTGCGCCACCATTTCAACAGGGACGTACTGAATGTTCATGCTGGCATGTATTTTTCTGGGTTAATTTCTTTGCCCTGTTTGCTGTGGCCAGTGCGTGCTGTGCGCACACGATCCATCATTTTGTAAAGCTGCTTTGAACCCGCATCGGTTGAACCGTTGCCAAGGTGCGACACCACGTCCGCAGGAACCACAAACTCACCCTCGGCCAAACGTGCTGGTTGATGTTGTCCAATTTGCGCGGGGATGCTATCACTCATGCCGTCACCGGGGCCTTTGAGCATTTGACCGCCGTCGGAGTACGATCCAAGATTCGCCAACCCACCAGACGCTAAACCCATTGGGCCTTGGGCTACCGGAGTCTGCCACGCATCGGCAAAACCCATTGCTTGATTGTGCGCTTGGGGGTAGTTCATGTTTGCGCCGGTGGAATTCTGTGCAACAGCCATTGAAGTTGGCGTGCCGCCCATAGCGTAGCCGGGTACTTGACCGCCTTGCGCAGCGGTGTAGGTGTATGGCGTCTGCGCGGTGTATTGCGGGTTGAAGTACGTGCGTTCGCTCGTGTCTTGTCCGGGCTGGTAGTTCGCGCCAATCAAAGGGCGTGCGCCAGCTTGTGTCGGGTTAGGGTTTGACGACGAGTTGTACACGGGGTTGGCCGCGTAGGTGTAGGGGCGAATAGTGCCGGTATTGCCTTGCGATGAAAGTTGGTTTTGTGTGCCTAACGAATCAAGCAGTGCTGGCGCTGCGGCAGCGCCAATGGTTTTCCACCCGCCCAAGGCCCCGGCGGTGGGGTTATCCGCAAAAGCAGAAGCGCCTGCTTTCAATTTGTCAGCGGCGGACATAGTGCTTAAGTCTTGCCCACCCATAGCGCCGGCAGCTCCGCCCAAATTTTCTAAGCCGCTCGTAATACCTGCACCACCATACGCGCCAAGACCTGCCATTAAACCTTTGCCTAAATCGCCCGTGCGCAGCGCTTGGATGCCGCCAATACCCAAACCTGCCATCATTGGCGTAATTTCGGGGAAAGCAAACGTGGCAGCAGCACCCAGAACGGTGGGCAAAATGCTATCCAAGAAGCCTGCCTCGGGCAGACCTGTGTGGGGATTCTGTGTCAATGACCCACCGTGCTGCTGGGCAAGCGCTTGCAAGCCGGCCAGCTCTTTGGTAGACATGTGGACAAGCTGATCGTCAGGGCCACGACCGTGCTCTTGAAGGTGTTTTGCGACAGTGTGTAAGGTCATGATTTCATCTTCAAAACATTGGACGCACTCGTGTCAACATAAATGTCTCCACTGCGCAGGTTTGACAAGTCAGCTTGGGTGGCTGTGCTGGCAACGTATTGTGCCCGATTACTTGGGCTTGGTGCAGAAAAACTCAACGCAGAGACCACTTTTGTTGTGCCCACATCCTGCGCAGAAGCAACTTCCGGCGAGGGGTTATCCAGTTGGTTGAAGTACAAACGCAGCACGCTCAAAAGTTTGCGCATGTATTCTTGGCTGTACTCCGCAGGAGGGTCTAGCAAGCGGGGGGCAAGGGAATTTTTTGAAGCCATGTTTATCTCCGTCCATCGGGGCGAATGTCAAGACGAGGGATGCCAAGCTGCCACTGGACGCCCAAGCCTGTGGAACCAACAACAAGCGCCATTTGACGGCCTCTAGCGCGGATATACACCTGTTGTGTGTATTGTTGGATAAGGTACTGCGGTGTTTGGTAGTAGTTATTTGCACTTACCACTGCATCCACATTATCTGAACCATAGGCCGCACCGGGGTTTTGGCGAGGCAATAGCGTGAAGGTCATGACTGGATCATTTACTGCCGAACCGTCAAAGTTGACATCAGGAACCAAGCGCCATGCAAAACCAAAGTTGTTGCCTTCGCCAATGTCAAAGTCTGATGACTGGACGTAACAAGTAATGGGCGATGCGGGGGAAGTTGTCCCATCATCCACACCACTTTCGTGGTAGATCAGTTGGCCGTTGTAGCCTGTTGCAATAGGGAAATTACGTAGGGAGTTGTTGTCCCAAGCAGTGCGTTGCAAATTGCCGTAGTACCAAGTGGTATCTAAATAGTTGAAAATAACGTAGCGGTCAATGGTACTGTTTGGGTTTGACACGGTGCCCGTGCCGTTTGGTCCCGTGATGGATGGGTAGAACCACCATACTTCATTAAACCCGTTGTTGACACCTGCAAAGATTTCATACCCTTGCTGCAAGTTAATGTTGTTGTAAACGTAGTCACGCAGCGTGCAGGGCAGCACAGACATTGTGCCGTTGTACATATAAAACTTGTCCACGCCCATCCAATAGGTGGCGTTGTTGACTGTGGCTACTGCGTTGGGGCCAACAATAGAAATCGTATCTGCCAGCAACTGGAAACCCCAAACGTAGGGGGGGCCTAAATACTGCATGGAGTACATCGCCGTGTCAGTCAACACCAAAATCTCTTGGCGGGACTGAATCACCGTCACAATCGTTGACCCAAGAGACAGTGTGTAGCTGCCGGCTTGGTTTGTGACTTGAGGTGCCCACACAGAAAATGATTCTTGGTCTGACCAACGAATCAACATATTGTTTTGCACAGTGGATCCGTAATCGTTAACACCATAGGCGATCACAAAACGAGACGCATCAGACACCAACACGCCGTTTGCCACAGTTGGGCAGGACGTATCCACAGTCACATTGCCTGCTGTAGTGGTAATAACCGCACTAGGACCTAGTAGCTGGCCTCGATCAATCACGTTAGCATTGGCGTCCGTTGTCCAAATGTAGAGCGCACCACCACGGGGGTTGAACATCAGGTAATCGCCAAAGTTGTACTGCGTCCATGTGCGCAACTGCAAACCGATCGTAGACGGCGCGGATGTGCCCCAGCCTTCAAAAGATGCCGCATTTTGCACGGTAGCGCCGCTAAGGTGCGAGACAGCGATTGTGCCGTTTGTTCCGCGAGCGCATCCTGTAAGCGTGTTAGTGCTTACTCCGCTATATGTGATGAGTTCGTTATCTATGAGCACGGTGCCAGCAGTTGGAAAGCCCGTGGCCGATGTCAAGACAACGCTAGTAGCCGAGTCGGTCAATGCGCCGTTTAAAGTGGTCGTTGCCACGCCAGTTGTAACACCGCCCCAAGGACCTGCGCCCCAACCCGTGCCGTAGGTAAATACCGAATTACCTGTTGTGATTTGGAACGCAGCCGTAATCCCAGTACCCCCAAAACTAGACGTGCTGGTGTTGGCTACGACCGAAACTGTGATGGACAAGTTATTAGAGTCTACGTATGTAACTTGAAACTCGCTATTCAAAATGGTAGTCGTAACATTGCCAGAACCCGCAGATACGTTTGAAAACGTAACAAAGTCCCCTGTTTGAGCACCGTGCGCGGGAGCGTAGACGTTAACTGTTGAAGACGTGGCGGTTGTTGTAAAAGGGTTTGATAGCGCGTTGGAGTTAGCGGTAGAAAAAGTGATGCGAATTGGCGTAATGTCATTGAAATACCCGCCAGCAGAGCTTTGAATATAGTACTTAAGGTTTGTGCCTACCCCCAACAAGTTATAGCCTGTTGTCGTAATCCAGTTAAACAAAGACCGCGCAATACCCCAAAAAGCGCCGGCGGGAGGTGCTAAAGACCCAATCGCAACCGTACCCGTATCTAACGTCCAACCGCCAATTTTTTCAGGAAAGCCAGAACGAAAACGAATTTTGTCCGATGCGTACCAGCCGCCTTCGTTGGCTAGAGTAGTGCCTTCACGGTTTACGCCGGGGCGAAATTTCAGTTTGTTTAATGGCATGGCTGCATTTTCCCATTAAGTTGACAGCACATCAATAGCACGGTCGGTCAAAGCGATGCGTTCTTCCAAGCCGAAAGTTCCGCCATTGATGATCTTGGTGACAAGCATCCAATTCTCGGCTGCGGCGGCGGCATTCAAATGGTGTGTTGCCCAGAACCATCCCGCACTCATGGCCGCATATTTGGGCGTAACAAGCAGCTCTGGATGCGTAACCACATCAACCCCCACCGCTTGACCAAAGTGCCAGTAGTTGTCATGAAAAGTCAACTGGATACAGCCGCGCCCGTGGTACAGCCATCCCGCGCCAGAAGCTTCGTCCCCGTTGCCGCAACGCCCAGAGTACACCTTATTGGCAATTTTCTCCGGTTTGTGTGCGTATGCGTTGGCAATGTCGTCTGTGGGGAAGCGCTGCGGCCACAGTTTGCGCAGCGTCTCGGCTTTGTAGTTCAGATTCTCTTCAAGCGTCTTGAAATGGTTGCACTCATGGCTGCATTGTCCAATGAACGCGGCTTGCTGATCTACCGTGGCAATATCGAATTTAGCAAAAGTATCGTTGAGCGCTGGCACCCATTCAATGCCGATGCCCAGCCGTTGGAGTTGTTCAGCGTTTACCATTTACGAGCTTTCTCATGGTTTCGTATCGGTCGATGCAGGCGTTGAGTTGGACGATGGCGCTGTCGCCGTCGTCGGTGATGGAGACAAGAGAGTCCGCAAACGCTGGGTCAAGCTGGGCTGTTGTCGTTGAATCTCCGCCGGTAGAGGCGGAACACTCAGTTGGGGTGGCGACACGGACGAACAACCGCTGATTCCCAGAATGAACAGCGTCACGAAACTGTTTCTGAGCAGTGGTGAGTTTGTCTTGTGTTTTCTTGAGTTCTGCATCTGCTTGCTCCTTTGCGTCTTGCATTTCTTGGTTCTTATGGCCAATGACCACAGCGTCTTCGTTCTCTCTTTCTTTGTAGCCTTCATGATGGCCGTACTCAAATACGCCAGCCAAAGCCAACAGCAACCCTAGAATTAGCCAAGGATTAGGCATGGTCATTCCTTCGTAGTTTGGCGTGCAGCGGCAATCGCTTGGCGGTCTTCATCGGGTTCTAAATAGTGCGGGGGATTGACGGGTGTCGTGCCCGGCGTCCACGCAGTCATTTGAACTTCTTGCACAGGCGGTGCAACGTAGGCCGGCGCATTATTTTTGGCCGCAGCCATCATATTAGAAGCCTCAGTCACTGCGCCTTTGGTCAAGATGCCGCCCACGCCGCCAACAATCAACAGCACAATGTCGTTGAGCATCTTGGTATAGGCTTGGTCAATTGGAGCCATCGCTTTGATAGGCTGGGTCACAAAAGTCACCGAATACAGCAGTGCAAAAACGATGAACACCAAAATGAGTGTGACCATCACGATCACAAAAGCCCGAACCCGGACTTCAATCTCATCGGCACTGAGACGCGGCTGGTTGCTGGCTAGAAGCTTGAGCAGGATTTCCTTCACTTTTCTTCTCCAAAACAGGGGCCACCAGATACTCGGGGCAAGTTTGTGTGAATTCACACATGGGTTTTTGGCACTGCTTGTCAGCAAAGTGCGTGGGATCTTGGCAAGTGTAACGGTAGCGGTCTTCGCAGCCAACCAGTAACAAAGCCAGCAAAATCGCGTATTTCATTCTTTGTCCTTTTTAGCTTGTTCAATTTCCCGCTGGGCCTGTTGCAGCTTGCGCAGGGTGTGCTCCATTGCCATTTCAGCCACATACGCCCTATACCAAACGTACCCCGCCGCCGGAATCAATAACGCAAACAAGAGCACCAGCAAAATTAAAATGGCGTGAAACCCCGAGTCGCTAGACGCACTGTAAGCATCAAGCCCCACATCCACGCCGCCAGCCCCACCAGAGTTACCCCTAGCGCCAGACGCATTGATCGACGTTGACGGATTGCCTCGCGTAGCCACCTTGCTTCATTCCTTTTGCGGATGTGCTCGCGCCGAGCAAATTCCTGTTCGTCAATGATGCGTTCATACATCTTGAGAAACCTTGTGTATATGTCCTTCAACTCAGGGGGCGCATACACCATTGCCTCTCGGATCTCGACGCTCAAGTTCTCCAGTTGCAGCTCAACAAGTGAGCGCTCCATTGCTTTTTTAGCGACGTTTTGGTCTGGATCGTAGACTGTAACTGATGTTTCTTCCAAGTCCGCGTAGTAGTTCTTGAGCTTTTGGTGGATGTCAAAGAACTCCCCCATCTTCTGGCCAATGTCAACAATGAGTTGGGTCTGCAGTTCTTCGGGGTCTTGGGATGCACGAGTCTTTTTAACGGGCACAGAAGCTGCGGCGGCAAGCTGGACGACTGGCGCACTCGCACTTTTGATTCCCAATATCCCTTTAACCCACCCCCAAAATCCTGTGAGTTCCTTGGCAACAGCTTTAACGTCGCCAACAGTGCGCTCCACACCTTTTTTAAACTCTTCAATGGCCATGCGGCCTTCGTGCAGTTGGTCGCACCCAGCCTTGATCTGTTTGACCAGAGTGACTGCACCAAAGAGAAGGGTGATTGGGTCCACATCTTAGGTTTTGATGATGAAGTAAATGCCCAAATATGGAGAAATTGTATTCATCGCACTATTTGTGGTGGAGTTGTTGCCAACCGTGATGCCGGTTGTCGCGGTGCTTGTGTTGTCTGTATATGTGCTTGTAAAACAAGGTGTCGAGCTGCCCGATTGAGGAGCCGCATTGTAAGCATGTGCGTATGTGTGGTTGTGGCCCGGGTCTGTCACAGGGTGGGTGTGAGCAGGGAGGTTGTTTGCCACAATCGTTGTTGTTGCCGAACCACCGGTAGCGCCAACAGACGCAGCAGTAGACCCAACACCAATTGGCATACGGTCTGCATAGTTTGGCAAGTTGAACGTGGTTAACCCATCGCCCGAACCGAAAGTTGTTCCAACAATTGCAAACAAAGCTGCATAGGTTGTACGAGAAATAGCTGAGCCGTTACAGAGCAAATATCCACTAGGAGCCGAAGAAGTCGGCCACATGTTGATCGTGCCGGTGATTGCGGCAGAAGCAAGGGCTCCTTGAACAAAAGCGGTTGTGGCAATTTTTGTTGAGCTGTCCGTAGAGGGCGTCACCGTAAGCGCTGTGGCCGTGCCAGCCAAAGAGGTCGTGCCCGACAACGTAGTGGCTCCAGCAACGGCAAGTGTTCCGCTTAAAGAGGTGTTGCCTGTGACGCCCAGAGTGCCTGCTACGGTTTCATTGCCGCCCACGGAGAAATTACCCGCCACACCAGTGCTGCCTGCGTAAAAATTTGTGCCATCGCAGTAGACGGAGGTCGTTGTGCCGTTGGGAATGGTTACTGTAGTGCCAGTAGATGCGCCAATGGTGATGGCATAACCGCCGGTAGTTTGGTTAGATACCACGTAGTATTTTGTAACTAGCGGTGTAACTACTTGGAACACGCCGGAATTCGTTCCTTTGACCACAAGCACCATGTTGTTAGATGGAGACACCGCGCCTTGGGTGTTTGTCAGCGTGTAGTTAGCGCTGGACATGGTGATGGTGACAACGCCGGCGATAGCTTGCTCAATGATTTGCAAGTTGGTGTTGGTCGTATTGCCCCACGCGCCGGCTTGTTGACCTGTGCCGATTAACGTGAGTTCAAGGCTTGATGAAAATGTAGACATAGTGTGTTCCTTTTTTTATTGTTTGGCAGCGGCGACTGGATCAAGTGTCCATGTCACATTCGAAGCTGCAATCAAACTTTCAATGTCTGTAGCTGCCGCAATAGCTGTACGCGCTGTTTGAGCTTCGGTGCGAATTTGAGCACGCCAAGTCTTCCAACCTGAGTCTAATGCCGTGCCAGTTTCAGCGGCTTTAATGGCCATGTAATCGCTTGGAGACAGCAAAGAATGAGCCGTGGCATTGATCTGTGCTGTGGCGCTGTCTTTGAGCTGAGTCAAGTCTTTGGGCGTTGCATTGAACGTGCCATCGTTATTGGGTGTCACCCAGTAGTAGCGATCATCAGGGCGTGGCTGATCCGCAACCTCCGTGATGCCAATGGCTTCTTTCTCCGCAAGCGTTGAAAGACGTAACCAGTTGGCTGGATATTGCACACCGTTATGCTCAAAAGCATTGTCGGGGCTGAGTGGTTGACCGTTTAGTAAAAACATGAGTTACCTCGCTAGATATGAAATTGCTTTAAGCATTAAGTCAGGACTGTCTTTTAACAATCCTAACGCTGTGTTGCATGAATCACAAAGCAATCCTCTGACTCTACCAGTTGTATGGCAATGGTCAATGCTTAATCGCTTTTTGTGAGTGTTGGGGGGCAATGAACCACATATTGCACACGCACCATTTTGTTTTTCCAACAATTTGTTGTATTCGTCAAAATCAAGGCCGTAGTTATTTTTCATGTGCCATTCAAGGTCGTATTCTTTTGTTTGGCTACGACCATGTTTGTACGCAGGAGATTGTTCGCCTTTACGTTTTTGCAAACATCCCCAAGATTTTGTTCTGCCATAACGAATGTTCCCAGTGTTTAACACTGTTTCGTTACCGCAGTCACATTTACACAGCCAGCGCCATTGACCGTTTTTGGTTTTCTGTTCTGTGCGGCTTACAACCGTAAGCAGGTTGTATTTGTGGCCTGTAATGTTGATTGACTTTGGCATAGGTCAGCGGGCAAGAGAGACTTTAAAAGGTGATTCGGCAAAGGTTGCGTAGATGTAAGTTTCACCTGACGCATTTCCACCACCAGATACATTTTTTAATTTAAAACCATTTGACAATATATCAAGAATCGGTCTTCCATCTGCTTCTGCTCCGTTTGTGTTTGGAAGCAATTGCAATCCTGCTACGTTATATGTATCTCTTGATGTATCATAAATTTGCCAATTTTCTGAACTTGAAGAACGCTTTAATAAAATAAACCGTGGTCTAAATCCACAATACACAAAAGGACCATCAGTAGACCCGTTACCCGTGTATGACCCAAACTTGCTGAAACCAGCTACTGCAGACCAGCAGTAAGCAATCATTGTGTTTCCGCTGTTGTTTGTTGAGCCGCCAACTCCAACGCTGAAAACACTGCTTGTTGGTGCGGTGTTGTTCCAAAAATTCGCTGAAGATGCAGCGGCAGCAGTTGTGTCAAGCAAAAGATATTGTGTTGCGCCAATCGCAGAATGGTAAACACCCCAATCAGCACCAGAAGCAGAACGAACTTTTGTGATGATAAAAGAAGGAGCAACACCAAGCCCATGACCCACGGTAGCATTTGCACCTGTGCCTGTGTAGGTGACGATGCTAAATCCAGCCGTAGCATTCACACTCACAGTTGATGTGATAGTGCCGTTGGTGTTGGATGATGATGAACCAGCGCCTGCTTGCCATTGCCAACCAATGTATGTAACGGCGTTTGTGTTGACGCCGCCACCAACACTGTCAACGCCAACTGAATAGCCGTTGCTATTAAAAGCAGTCAAGCTATTTGCTTCTGACGTATCTCCATTGGTTGTGTTTGATTGCAAATCTACGTTTGTGCCTCTTAAAACATCAAACAATCTGTGAGAGTAAGAAGAGCTGCTGCGAGATTTGACCCAAACAAAGTCAGGCTTGAACGACACACCAGTTGTAGTGTTGTTGCTGTTCAAAATGTTTTGTGCAGCACCCGTACCCGTATAGGTCGTAGCAGCCATGTAAGACGCACCATTCACAATGGTTGGCGTTGGCAAGTTGTATGTGTTCAGAGCCACAAAGCCTGTGGGTGGGGTGTAGCTGAACGGGCGTTGACCAAAGTTTATTTCACCACTTGCTGCATAAGAACCAACCACAATATCAATATCGTTTGTGGCAGAAATAGACGTTGTTCCAACCAGCGCGTTGTTGCGATAAGTGCTGACTTGATTATTTACACGGTCTATGGCGAGTGCAAGGACTTCACCAGATGTCGTTGTTGTGTAAATGGTTGCTATATCGCCAGCCGAAGCTGTCAACGCCATAGATGGCGTACACAATCCAAGAAACGATACGTTGTTTGATGTCCACGGTTGAGTCGATGTAAATTCAACATAGAACTTACTGCCAACTGCTGGCTGCATTGTTGCGCGAGCATTAGCCCAATATGCGTTCGTGTTTTGATACCGCAAATTTCCGTTACTCAAGAATGTATTTGAGTACGCGTTGAGAAAATTTATTACTGGGTAATTCCCACGACCATTCCCGCCATCAGCGTAAGGCGTTGGCACATCAATCATGCTGTCGTAGGTAACACCAGTAGTCAGAGAGATGTTGTTGGTTGTCCAGTTGTTGCTGTTGCCAGACGTATCGTAGCCAAGCGTTGTGGTGGACGCATTGTTGTTGAAGTTCAGATAGTAACCGTTAGTCCCATAAGTACCGCTGTACTTGATAGGTTGCCACACACCTGTTGTAGTGTTGTATGCGCCAAACGATGATGGTGTTAGGGCTTGACCGTCAATGAAGTTGACTTCAGTGAGGTAGCCGTCAAAATATGTTCCAGCCGTATATGCTCCGTTTATAACTTGCGCTCCGATTGAGTGCAACGTGCTTGCATGGTTAAATGAATACGTTGTATTAGAAACGGTTGTGCCAGTCGTTGTCTGAGCTACGCCATTTACATAAATCGTCACCGTTGTTGTTGTGGCGTTGTACGACAAAACAATGTGATACCAAGATGAAGGGTCACGATAAACAGCATTTGTAACAAGGTTTACTGTTACAGCGCCACCAGTAAAAAACTGCAATTGGTCTGATGAGTTGAATCTGAACCCGTCATAAGCAGGTGATGCGCCTGTACTGGCATTAAACAATGAACTAATTATTCCAAGAGAACCACGTTTAACCCACGCACTCCATGTCCAAATTTTTTCGTTTGTTGGCGTAGTAAATGTTCTATTTAAATAGGCAGATGCAGACGAACGAAACCGCAAGCTGCGGTTAAGTGTGTAGCCACTTGGGTTGCTTGCAGATAAAACTGGAAACGTCATTACGCCACCGCCTGTGAAATTCCTTGTTGGTACAAGTTTGTGCCATCACTTCTGAACACAAAGTAATCTTTTGCTCCAGCGGCAGTTGACAGAGTTGGCGCTGTGCCGTTTGCCCACTTAAACACTGAGTTCCATGATAGCGTATTTGATCCGCCATTCTGGATCACCGCAAGGGCATAGAACGCACCGTTGGACAAGTTTGTTGGTGCACCCATGGTGCGGTTGGTTGAAACAAACGTGAATGTTGCCACTTGACCTTTTGAGGTGTCCCAAGCAATTGTTGCAGCGTCAGTTAAGTTGATGTTTGGCGCGTATGTTGTGCTTGGGATTGATGTGATGCCTGTCGTGTTGATGGTCATCGCATCAGTCGCAGAGCTGCCAATCACAAGGTGAATTGCGTTTGAGCCGATTGTGCCCAACACCAAGTCGGTGCTGCCAGACAAAAAGAACGCATACCCAGCGGCATTGATTGAGCCTGTGCCAGTGTAACCCGATGAGTTGATACCCACGGTGGCAAAGTTGGTTGTGGCCGTTCCTGAGTCGTTGTAAGCAATGAACTCAGTCGAAGCAGCAGTGCCGTTTGACTTGTTTTGCAAGACGGCTTGCAAATAACCGTTGGTCGTACCAACGCCATTTGACACAATGCCCGTGTCGCTGAAACTTAGCGTGCCACCAATTTGGAAGTTGCTGGTGTTTGACGATGTCAGCGCAGAGATGCTCAAAGACGCCGCAGGAGCAACGAATGTTGTCCCGTTGAATGTAAACGTTGAGCTTGATTGGTACGCGCTGGTGCCGTTGCCATACGGAATATAGTTGGCCGTCAAGCTTGACAAACCTGTACCGCCGTTTGCGACACCCAAGATGCCTGTAACTTGAGTTGCCAAGTTGACAGTACCAATGATCTGTTTTAAGTTGCCGTTGGTATCGTAGCTTCCATCGGTTGTCCAAGTATCCCCAACCTGCAAAGTGACTTTGACAATTGTTCTTGTGCTGGCAGAGTTTACGTATCCCACTGTGACCGTTACCGCCGCTGTGTCGGTGTTCTCGATGGTGATTGTTTTAACAATGCGTCGAGTTGAAGACGATGGTGATGCAACCAAAGTTACCGCAGTGATGCCGTTTAAAACGCCGTCGTTTGCACCCTCAACAAATGTTGAACCGTTGTTGTCGGCGTAAGCTGCAGTGAAGTTTGGATTTGTGGTGGCGGCAGCGCCGGACATGACCGCTGTAATTGATTTTGATGTTGTGTCTAAAATAAACATGAGCAGCCTTTATCCATTGATCCACGCATAAGCGTAAGAGTTTGTTTGTTCAAAACCAACCTGCTCTGCAGGATAGTCACACCACACATTGAGTGCACCCGAAAATGTCACAGCACTGCCAGAGTTGCTTGACGACAAAATGGTTGTGCGTGTCAGTGTTGGCCCTGAAATTGAATACGTACCAATACCAACTTCCCAGTTTCCAGAACTGTCTGTTGCAGTGTAATACGTTGTATTTCCATTTCCAATGACTGTGAAAGATTGAAACCCCGTCACAGAACCTGACAAGGTAAAACTGACAGTCGTATTGGCTGTGCCTGTCTGTTGTACGCGATCTGCTAAAACAAGTGCCATGTTCTTTCCTTATTGGATGTCATTGACATCAGTCCATCCAGCAGAAGTTCCTGTGTCCACCGCACTCCATGAAACGGTTTGCGTATCATCCACATTATTCCAGTTTGCAACCTGAGAGTCCACAATTGCAGCCCAGCCATACAAACTATAAAGCTCTGCAGCAACAAAGCTCTCAAAGATAGATTCGGCAAAATGCGCAACAATGCTGTTCACATCATTGCCTGTAACGTTTTCTACCAAAGATTCCAGAAATGCAGCAGAAGCAACGTAGGCGGCAGCAGGAGAATAGTTTTCAACAATTGAAAAAAACAGTGCGTTGGCAATTGCTTCTACGTCAGCTGATGTAAACGCTTCCGTTACAGACGCTGCAAATTGAGCAGAAATTACATCCGACTCAGCAGAAGTAAATCCTTCTGTATCACTTACACTAAATTGCGCATTGATGGTTGGGGAGTCTGCAGAATTGTAACCTTCAACAATGCCTTCATACAAAACAGCATACTCTGCATTTGTATCGGCTGAAGTGAAAACTTCCGTGATTGTCTCAAGAAACGCAAAAACCTGCGTACTTAAATCTGCCGAACCGAAGTTTTCCGTAATAGAAAACGCATAGACATTATTGCCAAGCGTTGCAAACGGAGTTCTAGCAAATGCGGCTATGCCAAACATCTACCACCCCTTAAGAAGTGGCTGTTGTGCTGTACGTAACGCTGACGGTGTCACCTGCAGTTGTTGCCTTGGCCGTTCCAAACAGTCCTTCCGAGTACAGAGTACCTGCAGTAGAACCTTGCGTATTGACGGCGCCAGTACCCAACACCAAGAAACAACCGTAAACCGTGCCGCCAGAACCAGTGATGGTGTATGTGATGGCGGAAGCAGTTGATGATGTCACGTTGGAAGGTGTTGAACCTGTTGATGTGGCAGATCCAAATGAAGCTGTGCCGCGCACTGCAGAGCCGACCACGGTGTAAGCGGTGAACTCCGTCCATGTGTGCGATGCCATAGTGTCAGACGCAGCTGCTGTAAATGTGTTGCCGATCAAACCAAGATAAGGGCCTGTAACGCTGTACGAACTGCCTTTGAGAAAGGTGTCAAGCATCAGTTGTTTGCCCACGGCCACAACCAAATTGGGGAACTCGTCAACCCACTTTAGCTTACCGTCTTTATCGCGGCACTCAACGTGATACCAGCCTTCAACGCCCATGCCCTCGGGGATGGTGGCTTTGGCTTGCATTGTGGCAACAGCGTGGTCACCAAAGTTTGAAATTTCGTTTGCCATGTTAGCTCCTTAAGCGATGCGGATGATCGCTGATGTGTTTGTCACTGCAGGAAATTGTACGGTGAATGTAGCGTTGGATACCTTGTTGCTGCCGAAGTCCAAAACGCAAACAGCCGGGTTGGTTGTGCCGTTGTTCAAATAGATCAAAGCCCCGCGAGCAGTAATTGGGCCAGTCCAAGATGCGTTTGCAAATGAAATGTACGCCGTGTCGCCGCTGGTTCCCGTTGTTGGGGTTTGCGTAATGGTCAACAGTTGGCCACCTGCTGCGTAGCTACCGCCTGTGGTTTCGCCCACGTTTGTGTACGCAGTTGTCGTTTGGTTCAGCGTTGCCGCGTTGGTGTACAACGCAATGTAGTACGTGCCCGAGGTGAAGTTGTACACCCCGTTCATCAAACCTGTTTTGAAGGCGTCGCACGCCCAGTTCCCATTGAACGCCATATCAAGTCACCGCCTGTCTGTACTGGGGCACGCGGTACGCATCGGTTCTTTCCAAACCATCGCCCAAACGTTTGGCCAACTGCAACGCTTCTTTGTACTTGTCGTCATACATCTTGATAACGTCCACTTCACCTTTCATGAAGGTGTATGCTTCAACCAAGCAGCCGTAAAGCAACACAGTATCAAAGTTTTGGCCAAGCCAAGAAGTGCCGCTTGCGTTGGTGATGGAAGCAACAGGCACGGAAAAACCTGAACCTGCGCCCCCAATACTTGTAGCGGCAACGGAAAGCACGTCCCCAGCGGTGTACTGGCATCCAGCCGAGGTCACGGTTACGGTAGTAACAGCGCCGCCGGAAACGGTTACGGTGGCCGTAACCCCGGAACCTGTGCCGCCAGTCAAAGGCACATCAAAATACGTACCATTAACATAGTTGGAGCCGCCTGTTACGGAACCCAGCGCTGCAATTTCGGCCTGAATAATCGACGCGGGGTAGTAGTAATAATGTAATTCAACGCTGTAGCTTTGGTCAGGGGTAGGCCCCATTAAAAAAGACAGGTTGTTAGTGACGCTGCCGCCAGAAATTGTGGGGCCAAACAAAGCGTAGTACGCGGGTTCTCCCGTGCTGGTTGCGGTAGGGTAGGCTTCTCGAATAAAGTTGACGTCTTTGTTCAATAAAAAAGTGTAGTTACCCGAAGGGTCAATAACGGCTAGTGAATACACCGACAAAAAGTCCGTGGGCGCAGACAAATAAGGGCTTGTACTGGTCACTGTCCCTGTCACGTTTTTGCGCAACGAAGGGAACTGGATGACGTTAAAAATGCGCTGTTCGGCCTGCTCGATAAAACGATTAATTTGTGTATTGGTAGAAACAAGTGTGCCGTCCGCCAAATACATTGGCGGGAACTGGTTTTCCGTATACGACTGAATCGCGTTAACGAGTTCTTGGTAGGTCATGCCATTGGGCCTCGGGCCATCACGCCTTTAGTTGCTGCGCCAGTGCCACGGATTTTGATGCCTGTGGATTTTGGTTCAGCAGTGATATTGCCAAGGCTCACACGGCGTGCAGGCATACCACCGGGAGTGGGTTCATCAGCTTTCATGGTATTGGGATCGGTCATGTACTCAACGCCAGAATCGGCTTTGGACATGGCTTTGCCGCTCATGGTGTGAGGTTTGGCGTACACAGAAGCGGAACCCACCTCTTTGCCGCCTTTTTTCATGCTGTACTTGGCCATATTAGCCTCCGCGTTGGTTTTTAGCGCGAGCCATGTTGCGACCCATTGCACGCATGTCTTTGCCGGTAGGACCGCCTTTTTTCAACTTGGTCAAGTTGGTCTTTTTGTTCTCGTGCAACTGTTTGTCGTGCATACCAAAAGCTTTTTTGATGAGCTTCTTGTCCTGAGCCATGTCAGATTTTTCGGTTTCCATTTTTGCCATGATCGACTCCTTACGTCGTTTGAACTGTAACTGTACCAATACTCACGCTCAATGCCAAGTTATTTGGCGTTAGCGCAGCATCAAAATACTCGGAGCCTCCCACTGGGTTCCAACCCCATTGAAAAACCCGACTGCCGCCTTCGTTGACGCCGTACCCTGCTTGAGTCACGCCGCCATTCACTTTTATCTGCAAACCATCGTTGCCAGAAACGTAGTAACTACGGTCTGGGCGCGGGTTGCGCACGCCTTGTGGATCATCCACTGGGAACTCGCCCAAGTGTAACTGCGGATGGTCAGGATCCCAACATGGGCCGCACACCAACAACTCGTAGTTTCTGCCCTTGACGACCTCGCGTTTGAGACCGGTCAGCTTGAAGCGAAAACCACAGCGATCGCACTCCGCAATCGAATTCTTGCCGGATGCAAACCGATTACCCATCAGGTGCCCCCGATGAACATTTGTCTAGGCACGAGACGCAACGCGGCGCGTTCTTGATCTTCGTCTGCTGCCGTCATCCACGCTTCGTCGTACTGCTGCTTCAAAACACCCAATCGCTCCATACCGCCGGGCACTTTGAGCGCAATGTAGTAGGCCAGCCCTGCGGCCATGCAAGGAATAAAGCGAAATGGCACGTCCATCACGTTGACACCGTTGCCGGCATCCTGCGTGCGGCGCAGCCGCCAGTACACAAACTGGTATTGCTGCGAATTGTCTGGGGTTGGCCACACTGTGACGGCAGGCAAGTACTGTATTGACACGGCAGCGCCACTATTGTGCGCAGCGGCGGTTGTGTTGTTTTGCCCACGGAAACAGTTGTACAGATTTGTGCCGTCGGTGTAGCCGTAATTGATGGTTTCGTTATCAATTTGCACAAAACCTGCGTAGGGCATTCCCACAGTGGAGCCAACGGGGATTGTGGTGGCCGTGGCGCTGATTGCCGCCGTCAAAGTGGTGCTGGAAGACGATGTTTGGCCATCCAAACGCTGTACCCACACCTGAATTGGACGCGCTTGCTGCAATTTGTTGGGCAAAGTCGCGTAGGTTGACACGCTGATGCGCGTGATTGTCAAATCCGCTTGTGTGGAAGCCACATTTGCCCCCGTGCGGATAACATGTTCTAGCAAATCTACGGTGTCATTGGGCAGCGCGTAGGTATTTTGACCCGGAACCAAGGTAATTTCGCCTTGGTCAATCGTCCACATGTTGACGCCACGGTTTGCCCAGTCAGCAAACAGTAAGTTTAGGGAACGACGGGCTGTGCGCAGGTCGTAGCCAGTGCGCAATTCGCTTCCGGCGCGTTCAAACGCCTCCTCAACCAAGTCGGTGAGTTGCAGATTGAACGATGTTGAGCCGGAAGTTACTGTTGCCATGATTATTTCTTCGCAGTTTTTGCGGAATCAATGAATGCCTGCTCCGTTGGAGCACCCTTAGCACCGGGTTTGCGCATTTTCTCACCACGCTTGCGCTTGGCGTTGATGTTCGCATAAAGACCGACTTTGCCGCCCTTTTTGTACTCGGTGAAGTCGGTGTCGTCGCGGCGTGCTTTGCGCGTACCGCTTGGCATCTTTGAGGAGGCAACCGCCCCCATACCGCGACTGGGCATCATTTGCGAGTCATCCCGCCACCGCACATGGCTTTGACTTTTTCCTGTTCGTACTGATGGCCAGCGCCGTGCTTTTTGAACATTTCGCTGTGGTGCATGTGACCGCCGGCAGAGTGTTTTTCCACGGCCTTGTGGTGCATTTCGTGCGCAGGAAACTTGTCTTCGTTCATGTAAGGAAAATCGTTTTTCATTTGAAACTCCTTATTTCATTTTTTTGGCCATACCGCCGCGTTTCATCGCGGGGCCAGTGCCGATATCGTTGCCAGCCATTTTGATGACGCGACCTTTGGTCTTACCGCGCTCGGCCAAACCATCACGGCTAGGAGCAGCAGTGCGCACCTTGGCCATTTTTTCGGTTGTCAAACCCTTTTTTTCGCTAGTACCAGTGGTACCTGTTGTACTTCCTTTAGCCATGAGGCCTCCTGTAGAAAATTTGCGGCCTTTGTCGGCCTTGCTGAAATCTTGTCCCACAGACTGAGGGACTCCGGCTTTCTTGGCGAACGCGGCGTTGTGCGCCACGGCCTCCATGAAATTGTGTTGCTTTTTGCTAGTTGAGGGCACTTCTTTGCTCCCTCATGTAAGCATCCAGCTTGTCGTTGAGTTTATCGAAACGTGAGTCCATGTGCAAAAGAAATTTGTCCATTTCGGCCTGCGTCACGTTGTCGCGTGCAATTTCTTCTCGCGTGCGGTTCAAAAGAATCGTCACACGGTTGAGTTCGGTGGACTTTTCTTTCAAGTTCCACGCCAGCAAACCAATGAAGGTGGTCAGCAAAATGTTCCAGATGGGAATTTCCATGTCAGCACTTCCACGCCCGAAGGCTTTTGTTAATCCGGCTGTCTGGGTCTCTGGCGGTCTTGGTCGAAGTCAATTTCTTCTTCATCCCTTCCATCCGCGCACAGAAAGAATCCTTGCGTTTGCCGCCTTCGGGCTGAGGTGCTTTTAAGTTCATCCCCGCCTTCTTTGCGGACGCCCGCCCTTTGGCGTTCAAGCCGCCATTGGGATTCTTGCCTTCTTTGCGTTGCCATGCTAGTGTCTTTGCCATGTTATGCCGCCTTCAATTTTGCCTGACGTTGTTCTTCAAGCATAGGCTTGATAACGTCTTCAACAAAGTCGCGTTTGAACTCTTCTTGGCCGATGTGGGGCAGGCTAATCTCAGCATCCACCCAGCACTCAAATCCTGCCTCGCGTGCGCGATCGCAGAACAGGTAGTCCTCGCCGGTGTACTTCTTGTCGCGCAAGGCAAAGTCAAACACCGCAAATGCAGTTTCATTCTCGCGGGTCTCGTACTCCCACTCGGGATGGTCAGCAATGAGCTTCTCGATCACGTAGCGCTTGATGAGCATGAACCCTGTGCCCACACGGTTGACCTTGAGCATGGATCCGTCAAAGATCATGTCGCCGTTGTCGTCGCGGGGGATGTCAAGGAAGAAAAATTTGTCCGAGGCGCGGCGTGGGTACAGGCCGGCAGCAACGTCTTTGTCGCTACTCTGCGCCAGCAAGCGCATCACGTCGTCGGGCATGACTACCACATCGGAGTCAAGGAACAGCATCTCGGTGCAGTCGGACTTCATGAATTCGTTGACCAAAGAGTTGCGTGCCATCGGGATGATGGAGCAGCCGGCCATGTAGCTCAAATCGATGCTGACCCCGTGTTTGTGCGCAAGAGGCATGAGCGAAGCCAGACTGAAAGCTGTTCGGATGTTCAGCTTCCCGTCATACGTGGGGATCGCAATAAAAACCTTGCGCCCCGCTAGCTCAACTTGCTTGGTATCAGCCATACTGAATTGTCTGGAAAGTGATGTTGGTCACAACAACATAGACGCCGTTGAACGCCAAAATGCCTTCGCCAGAGAAAATGGTTTGGAAAGGCTGAAGCGCCGTGCCGGTGTTGTAGCTGGTCAACCACTTGTCTGTCGTGTAAATGCAGGCCGTGCCAGTTGCAATCGTTCCTGAATTCAGATCGTTGATTGTGAATGTGTTTGCATCTACAACAGTGATGGCGTAGTTGCCGGCAACCGCAGCAACACTCGAAGCTGGCGAGTAAGTGATGCCCGCGTTTTGACCTGTAGTCAAGCCATGGCCTGTTTTGGCCACGGTGACTGTGGTGCCGCTACGACCATAGGTCGCAGTCACAGGGGCGCTCGTTGTGTCAAAGACATCGATAGAACCGGCTGTACCGTTTCCACAATAGATCAAGTTTTTCAGACGAACGCGGCCAGAAACCATTAGGCCAGAGCCGCTGGAATGCGAACCCTTTACGTCATATTGCATTGTCATAGGTATCTCCTAAAGCCAAAGAAGGGGGCCGAAGCCCCCGCTCAATTAGTCGAAGTTACCGTATGGGTACGCGGTAGTGGTGCCGATGTTGTAGTCAGCTTGGGTGTAGCGCACTGCGGCAGTTAGAGTGCCGGCAGTAATGGTTGGCAATACGGTACCTGAACCGCCAGTGTAGGGGATAGTGAAGGTCACAACGACTTGCGAGAAACCAGCAGGTTCAACCACACCGGTAGGGTTGGTGAAGTCAAAAGTTGTGGCGTTTGTAGCCAACAACTGAGCGCCGTTTTGAGTGATGGTGTTGCGACCGGTTGCAGCGTTCACGGTGGTGATGCTGCCGTAGGTGGTGTCGTTGAATGCGTTGCCGATGCTTGCAGTCACAGTGCCCAATGTACCGCCAGTAGCGGTAATCACCACGTTGGTGTCGATCAAGAAATCGTTGATGTTGGCGCTGGTGGGCATGTAAAACACGATGCCGCGATACAAAGTACCAGAACCGCCTGTACCTGCATCAGCCGTGATAACTGCTGCGGTAGGAGGGTAAGCAGTAGCGCTGCGTGTGTAGACAGTGCCGTTGACGTTGGGGATCAAGTTGCCGTTGACAAACTGGCCAGAACCGCCAGAGTAACCCGCAGTGGCTGCGGTAAGGTTTGTCAAAACAATGGAGCAGTCTTGAACGAGGTCGGTGTAGCCGACGTTGCGAATGGGGCCAAAACGCGAGTCGCCCGAAAGAATTGGGCCTGCAAAAGTAGAACGTGCCATGACTAAAAGTCCTTATGCAAAAGTCCCTGTACCGATCGTTGCATCGTCTGCTGGGTCAGTGGTGGTACAGGTGAAGAATCCCAGACGTATGGTGACTATACATCATTTCGATGAGGTGTCAATAAGCTTGTTGGACTTCTTCAAGTTCTCTTCTTGCGTGATGACGCGCAGGTTCCACGGCACATGGAGGCCACAAACTTCTTCCCCTTGGATTGGGATAATGTGGTCAACTGCATAGCGCTGTTTAGTGGTGCGGCTCAACTCAATAGCCAAACGATATTGCAAACGAATTTCAAGCTTTTGTTCAGTGGTCAACCACTTCGGCGTGGCTTGGCGAAAACGGCGTCGGCGTAAACTGACCAACTCTTTGTACAAATCGGGATTACGGGTTTTGTATTCTTGTTTGTACGCTGTTTTTGCCGCATCAGGACGGGTCTGTGCCCTAGCAATAATTTCTTCTTTGTTACGTGCGTAGTATTCTTTTTTTGCTTTTTGTCCAGCATCCGACTGGTTATATTGCCTGAAGTAGTCGGCGCGGGTTTCGTTCCCTTTTGTCCACTCGGCCTTGAGGCAGTCAAGGCATGAGCCTTTGGTTTTGCGTGGGGCGATGTGGCCGTGTTTGCAGGGCTGACCGGTGAAATAGTATTTGCTGCCGGTTTGCTTTGCTTCCTCGCGGGACTTGGGTAAGTTTGTGGTGTCCATTTGTTTCTCCTGTTTTGACACAGGAAATTTTAGCATAAAAGAAAGGAGCCGAAGCCCCTAACTTTAATAAACTTTTTAGTTTATTAGAACGAGCCAGAAGAACCCCAAACACCTAATGGATCGCTGTAGCCGAACGAATAACGCTCGCGGGATTTGTAACGCACGTTACCTGTATCAAAATCCCCATCCATGGAATTTTGGAGGGCGATACGCTCGAAGTGTTTCAAACCGTTAGGAACGTCGGTAATCAAGAACCAAGCATTGACGTCGGTCAAGAAGTGGTTAACGGTGTAGCCTTCTGGGATGGCACCGTTGTTCTTGATCGCGTTAATGTCGTTGTTGTTTGTACCAACACGCAATTCTGTTTCGAGCAATCGAGTTGCAACGAACATCAATGATGGAGGAACAACCAATTTCTTGGGTTTGGCAGCGATCAAAAGACCGCGTTCGTCTGTCCAAGCAGCGATTTGAATAACGGCGGCTTCCAAAGAAGTCTCGTTCAAGTCGGCTTGAGTTGCAGGCGTATTGCTGTTGGTACCGCCGGAGACCAAGGGGTGTGCTGTAGAGAACAATTGCACGCCATCGCCACCAACGTAGCTGGAGCTAAAGCCGTTGTTCAAAACAGAAGCTGCCTTGACTTGTTTGGTGTACGCCATTGCGCGAGCCAAGCCTTTGGTGTAGCGAGCAGACAAGCTGTCGTACAAGTTGTCTTCGATTGCCTCTTCGGTAATCGAGAAACCCAAAGCGATGGTTTCGTGGTTGTAGCGTGCGGTCCATGCTTCTTGAGCGTTGTCATACGCGATGGCAGAACCCTCGTTTTTGACTGGTGCAGCAGAGAAACCAGACAGTTTGGTTTCTTCTTCGAAGCTACGTTCCGAAGTTTCGGTTTCGTAGATTTCTTTGTGCTCTTCGCCGTAGCGAGCATATTCCAAACCGAACAATGCGTTCAGGCCGGGGAGCAATTCTTTTAACAGTTGTGCGCGTGAAACAGCCATGATTTACTCCTTAGGCACCAGTTTGGTCGTTGTATTGAGCTGTGTTCAGCTTGACGACAAACTCGTAGTAGGTCGTGGCTGTTGCAGTGCGGACGCCAGTTGCGGTATCAACAATAACGTCGATCACGCGAATAGGCAGGGTGTTGGTGGTTGTGGCGGACGAGCCGTCAATACCATAGGCAGAATCACCAGTAGTGGTGCTACCGACGTTTGCAACCAAAGCCACGTTCTTGCCCACGATGCTGCGAGCGTAAGCGGCAGGAGTGGTAGAACCAGCAGTAGTAGCCACGACTTTGAACACGGCGTTGGGATCATCCACAACATAGGCGTAGGCCAATGCAGTAGTGGTGGACGCGGCTGCGGGGTAGTATTGACCTTCGACAGTCTGACCCAACGAGTTCACGTATTGGCAACCAACGACGACACCGACAATGTCACCAGAGTTGGTTGTAGAAGCTGCCACGAGGTAGCCGCCGCTTTCTTTCACGGTGTCACCGTTCAAGATTGCAGTAGCGTAGCCTGCGGCCACGGGGATTTGACGGATCGCTCCGGCATATGGCAGGCCATCCAGACGCTGGAGGGGCTTGAAGCCATAGGTGCTGCTAACTGTAGGGTATGCCATTTAAGGACTCCTTGTTACTTTGAACCTGAACCAAACCCAACACCGCGAGTCGTTGAAGATTTTTTCTCTGCAAACAACGTCGCCATGCGTGGGTCACTATTTCTCATGAAGTGGTTGTCCACTGATTCCATCTGGTTTTGAGCTTGGTTGGCGTAGTACTCGTTGCGAGCTTCGATTTTTTCCTTTGCAGCTATGCAAAGCATCAAACCGCCGATTTCAACGTTTCCTGACGCATCTCCCACAAGCATCAACTCCGGATGGTCAACTGCCTTCACTGGCACCCAACCTTCGCCCATCTTCATTGAGATGTTGCGTTGCTGGTGCTGTCCCATCACATGGGTGGCAATCCAGCGATAGACATAACCCGGCTTAGGTGTCGGATCAGGCAAGTTTGAGGGCGGCACATAGACTGCCCGAGCTGATTTTTCGCGTGACACTAAATCACGAGGTGTGCGGTTTGTCGTGGTCATTTCAATTCTCCAATTTAGCTACTTGAGCAGCGTATTGCTGCGGGGTCAATCCAAAGCGTTTTGCAAGCGCGATTTGCGTATGCGTGAGTTGGACTTTCTTCGCTCCAGAAGTCCTTGTCGCTGGTGCAACAACGGACGCCGGTTTTCTCGGAGTCTCGACAGTAGACCTTGACTTACCATCGTCGCCCCCAAAAACTTCGGGAAACTTCGATTTCACGCGAGCGTCAATTTGCTCGAAATACTCGTCGGAACGGGGGTCCATTCCTGAGTTCACTAATTTTTGATGCAGCCCTAGTGCAAAGCTGGTTACTTCTTCAAACCCGTTAGAACCGAACCACTGGTTTTTTGCCTGCCAGCGCAGCGTTTTTTCGTCCGGTTGAACCTTTTGGGGTTCTGTATAACGCGTTTGTACATCAAAATTTTCTTCTTGTAAAGGGGCTGGGCGAAAATTTTTCGCTTGTTCCACTTCAAGGCGTGCTTCCATCAGGGCTTCTTGAGCCGCAATAATCGCATCCGTGTCAAACGCTTCGGTGGCTTCTTTGAGTGCCTTGCGTGCCATAAGCATCTTTTGCTCGGCAGCAGTAGTGGCCATCTTGCCCACCGTTTCCGCGCCTGTGTTGACGTGGGTCTTGAGCTTTTTGTTCTCTTCAATCAACTGGCGAGTGAAGTTTTCAAGCTCTTGTTTCTCACGCGCAAGGGCTTCTTTGGCGCGACGTTCGTCGTGGCGTGCGTGCGTCAAGTCCTTGATGCGACTCTGCACTTTGTCCGAGTACGAATTGATTTCGTCATCGGTGGGGTCAACCACTTCTTTGTCCAATGGCTTGCGGCCACGGTCTTGCGGGGGCGTATCGTCTACAGCCTCCACTTCAACGTCGGTGTCACCGGGCATGGTGACTTCGATCTCTTCTTCTGGCGCGGTGGTGCCCACCTCGTCAGGGAATTTATATCCTGCCATTTTTCACTCCTTATGCGCGTGTAATGCCACGCGGGTCGTCTACCACACAATCCACCTGATCGTCATTAATCACGCGGAACTCTTTGCCAAAAATCTTCACTCGCGTACCTGAATAAGTACGAACCATCACAAAATCACCGGCCTTGCACCAAGGTCCTGTGGGGAAACGCTCTTTGTCAAGATAGGCCGCATTGCCCAGCTTCAACACAAACAAGATGGTTGTCGCTTGCTCTTCCTGCTTCATGTACTCCGTTGGACGGTACAGCTCCGAGCCTTCGATTTTTTCGCTGACATCCGGAACCATGCACAAGATTTTGTGACCAGCGGGGGTCGGCAAAACCGAGGCTTTTTGTTCGTCTGTCTCGTCGTCCTTTGGCGCATCCATTGGTTGGATTTGTTTGGGCAACGTCAGGCCGGGCGGCAGGATGATTCCTGATTCACTTGTCATTTGCTTTCTCCACTTTTAGTGCAAGGTCGATGATGTAAGCTTCTGCGATGCCAAGACCTTGGATCACACCACAGAGTTTTTGGTACTGGTCGTACGATTTGCAGATGCCATTTGCCATGTCATCTGTGTAGTTATTCATGTCTTTGCGTATTTCTTCGCGCAATACGCGAGCGAATTCTTGGATCATTCATTCTCCTGTTTGGGTTTTTGTGTGGCTTGTTCAGCCTGTTTGCGCATCAACTCGGCCTTCATCGCCGCAACTTCTTTGGCATGGTCAAGCTTTTGTTGGTGGGTTTGCTGGGCGTGCATCACGTCTTGGGCGTGGAGCTGCGCGGCCATTTGGTTCTTCGCGTGCGCACCCGCCAGTTCATGTTGGGCACGTTGTTGTTCAAAAGCTAGATCGTGCGCGTTGCGCATGGCGTCTAGTTGTGGGTTTTGGCCTTGCTGGGCGATGTGCATCTTGTCTGCTTTTTCGGCAGCGTCGATTTGAATCTTCTTCTCTTGCAGGTGCAACTGGTCGGCCTTGTAGGAGGAGTCCACTTGCAAACGCTTTTCTTTCTCGGCCATCTCCATTTGCAGCTTTTGCTGTTTGAGCTGGAGTTCGCCTTGTTTGATTTGCAGCTCTTGCTGCTGCATCTGCAACACAGGGTCTTGGGCTTGTTGCTGGGCTTGGGCTTGTGCGGCCTGAGCTTGGTTTTGTTGCAGCAACTGGTTGGCCGCTTGCGCCATCATGCCCGACAGCGCCACTTCCATCTCTGGGGGCAACTTCTCGTCTTCGGGAGGCAGGGGCATTCCGAGCTGTTGCTCGATCTGCTGGCGGTACTGGTAGCCGGTGTGCTCCGCGATGTGCGCCATCATCTCGCCCATCATCTGCTGCGCCTTGGGGTTTTGGCCAACCAACTGCTGGATCATGGGGTCTTGGACGAACGCCATGTGGGTGGCGATGTGCGACTTGTGGTCTTGGAACAGGAACGCTTTGACCGGCGAGCATTTCAGCACGGACATGTTCTCTGTCACAGGGTCTTGAGGCTTCATGTCCTCTTCGAGCGGCACAAGCTTCTCGGCGTTCTTGATGCCCAACACCTCCAGCATGGAGCGATGTAGGTGCGGCAAGTCGTAGATGTCGGGAGCCATCTGTGCCATTTGGATGACGGCTTGGTACTGCACCACGCGCTGACTCATGGTCGCGGCGTTGGGGTCGCTCACGGGGATGATGTCAACCTTGGAGTAGTCCGACTTCTTGGCTGACTTGTCGCCGTACTCGGGGTCGTAGTCGTAGTCTTCTGGGCTGTTGTCGCGGATGATCTCTGCGAGCAGCTTCAACTCTTTCTTGAAGGTGTGGTGCATCCGCGCTTGAATGGCGGTCATCACTTTCAACTGGCGCTCCAGCAGCGCGAGGGTTGTGCCCACCGGCGCTTGGCTAGACATGTCGCTGATCTGCATGTCCGCTGTTGCGGCAAAACGACGGCCTTCGTCAACGATCTTGTCCAACAGACCTGCTAGCACCGCCGAGGGTTCCTTGTAGGGCAGCGGCAAGATGCTGTCGCGCATCGCGCCCGAACCCACGTCCACATCGCGCCACTCGCCGGGAGCTATCGGTGTGTCATCACCCTTAATGCGAAGTCCACGAGACTTGAGGCCCCCGGGTAGGTTCGATAGTGTTCCCGCATCCACCAACTGGCGCATGATGCTTGTGGCTGACTTGGCAAAGCCGCCGATGAGGTGGAAGAGTCCAAAGCCGTAGGCTCCGAAGCCGGGGATATATTGGTAGTGGACGAAGTATTGTCGTTTGAGGCGGTGTTCATCATCTTCTTTCCAGTTGCGGCGAATTGACAGAACTTGATTGGTGCCTTTGATTAGGGTAACTACGTATGGCAATGCGATGCCAGTTTCGTTGCCGTCACCATCGGTGTCCTCAAACCCTTCCAAGTCCAAGTCCACCAAGCACTCGTAGAGTGTATAGCGTGCGTCGTCGTTGGCGCTGAACCCGGTTTCTTTGTCCTTGGCTTTTTGAATGTCGGTCTGGGTTTTGTCTGGGTCGCCCAGCTCCACGTCTTTGTAGAACCCAGCGTGCTGCATCTTCAAGATTTCATTCTTGGTCTTGCGCATGGTGTGGGTCATGCGGTAGCAAGTGTCCAAGTCGGTGGTGCCATAAGGCAGCAGCACATCTTCCGCCGGCACGAACATGGAGACCTGACGTCCCAAGCTGCCGTCTTCGTAGACCTTCTTGAACGCCGAGCCCGAGCCGGGCAAGCTCCACAACATGCGCTCGTGCTCCGAGCGGAACTCGGTCATCACTTCGGTCAACTCATAGTTCATGTCTTCTTCGACGCGAGTGGCGGCTTCCTTAATGTCAGGCGTTTCTTTGCCGATGATCTTGGTGCGCACTGGGCCTTGGGCTGGGAACGTCTCCGTAATCATCTCTGACTGGAAGCGCACCACGGCCTCGGTAATCATGGGGTGGAAGACCCCACACGCGCCGTTCCAAGGTTCTGTGCGCTCTTCGTACTGGAGGCCTAAGAGCTTGATGCCCTCAACGTAGGCTTTCTCCCAGTCTTTGCGGGATGCGCGATCGCCTTCAATGTCTTCCACCAGATCGCCGGCCAAGGACAACAAATAGCCCTCGTCCATCTCTTCGGCCAAGTTGCGGCTGAAATCATCTTCGCCGCCGGGCTTGATGGAGATGTCCGTGTCGCCTGCGTGGATGTCCACTTCTTCGGGGTCGATGATCTCGATCTCGATGGGTTCTTCATTTTGAGCCAAGTCTTCGATGCCCTGCGGAGCTTGGTATAAGCCTTTGTCGATTGCCATGATCTTAAATCTTTCTTAGTAATACGCTGCTTTGCGACGGAAGTAAAGAGGTTCGTCCTTCTCGTCAGAGTCCAGCGCAATGAACCCACCT